TGCCCCTGCATCTGCTGCTGGTTCATGCCCATCTGCTGGAGCATCGCCGCCAACTGGGCCTGCACCTGCACGGCGGCCGGGTTGAGGGCCGCGTCCTGCTGCTCCTCGCGGATGATGTTCTGCTCGGCCTCGGGGTCGTCCACGCCGACCTTGTCCATGCCCCGGATGGCGCTCCACAACTTGCCGTCGACCAAGGTTCGTGCGATCTGGGCCGTCTCCATGTCGTCGCGTGGCGTCAACGACGGGCTCTCGATGTCGAGCCGCCCGGAGCCCTTCAGGATCGCCGACAGGCCGTCGTCCTTGGCCGCCCACATGTCGCGGACGCCTTCCCAGATGTCGCGCCGCCAGCGGTAGTACAGGTCGCGCTTCATCGACATCCGCGTCTCGTAGTTGGCGACCAGTGCGTTGATGGCCTTGCTCGATGACATCACCTGCGCCGGGGCGAGCCCCCGGAGCAGGTCGTTCAGCCCCGAGACGTCGATCATCTCCCGGTCCAAGCGCGTCAGGAACTGCTCCAACTGGAACTCGGGCATCCACGGTGAGATGTTCTCGATCCGGTTGCCCGCTCCCGGCGCGACCACCTGATTGGCCTTCGGGCGCAGCCCCACGGGAACGGCCTCAGGCGCGTCCGGCCCGGTCAACTGCCAGTACTGGCTGTTGACGATGTTGTGCATCAACTGGCTGCCCGAGGTGATCCGCTCGTCCTTCTCGCGGATCAACTGCTCGATGTCGTACAACTCGGGCCGCCCGTTGGGGATGCCCGGGATGAACGAGTTGAAGAGCGGGATGTAGGGGATGCGGCCCGCGTACTCGGAGCGCATCTCGTTCTGGACGACGCGGTTGCCGACGATGATCGCGTTCCACGTGTCGTGGGGGACCCGCCCGAACTTCGTCGGCATGTCGCCGTTCTTGGGCTGCAGATACCAGTAGTCGGTGACCTCGATGTGGCCGAACGTCCACATCGCGATCCGGGCATCGGCCCACGTCGCGAACGTCCCGTACGGGACGAGGTAAGGGTAGTCCTCGCCGTCGGCGTTCTTCTGGGGGACGCACACCAGCCCGTACTCGGCGAGCGCCGTCTCGGGCGTGATCAGGTGCGAGTAGGCGACCCAGTCCAACTGGCGGTAGTCACTCTGGCCCCAGCCCATCCAGAGGTGGCGCGGCTGGTCGATCACGTCGACCACCGGGAAGCCCTTGTCGGCGTCCCACCAGTACTTCGCCGCCGTCCGCCCGTAGAGGCCCTTCACGACACACGCCCGGTGGCCGATGAAGTTGAGGTCGATCTCCCGCTCCCACGCCATGTACAGCCGCTCGGTCATCGCCGCCATCGCCCGCGACTCGTCGTTGTCGATCAGGGGGACGATGTTCTCGATGGGCGGCTGGGCCTGCAGCGAGGCCGGGATGTCGACGTAGATCGGCGGCGTGTTCAGCGAGACGTGGCTGCGGCCCGGCAACTGGGCGCTGGAGTGGTAGGCCCAGTGCGACGCGCCACCCGACGCGGTGATGCCCATCGAGCCCGGGTAGTACAGGGCGTCCCAGCGGTCGCACATCGCCGCGAACTCCTGCTGCTCGCTGTCGATCATCGACCGACGGCGACCGAGTTCCGCGATGATGTCGTACTCGTCTTCCTGATAGGTCCCCTGCGACAGGTCGCGCTGGCTGAACTCGATGGCCTGATGCAGGTCGAGGACGGCGAGGGCCACGCGTCATTCCCTCTGCGACGCTTGGAGACGGGCAAGCAGGTCCGCGCCCGGACTATACCCCGCAGGGGAACCCCCGAAGAAGTCGAACTCGCCCTCGGGCTCCATCGCCCCGGGATTGCGCCGGGCGACGTCGACCGCGACGGCGAGGGCCATCACCGCGTCCTGCTCGATCTTCTTGTCGTCCAACTTGTAGCCCAGCAACTGGCGACGCAGGCCGAGCCACTTGCCCGAGGCCGGGAACCGCAGACGCCCGCTCTCGATGGCCTTCTTCAACTGGTTGAGCAGGCCCAGTTTCTTGCGCTTCGTGCCACCGAACTCGACGGCTCTCACGTTGATCGGGAGAATGTCGCGGAAGACCTTGCCGCCGAACCCGGTGGCGTCAAGGCCGCTGATGCAGGTCGTGCGCTGATCGGGCGCGTTGTAGGCGTTGTGGGTGTTCAAGAGCAGCCCGGCCACCGTGAGGTGGGTCTGCCTGCCCGACAGTTGCCCGACGCAGACGCCGGTCCAGACCTCGCCAGCGGTCGTGTCGAGGACGATGCTCCACGACGAGTCGTACGAGATCGCCGGGTCACAGCCTTGGACGTAGCGGTGGCCGCGCTGTGCGGGCGCGATCCCGGGGAGTTCTTCCACGAAGCACTCCTTGACGCTCTCCGCGCCGAAGAACGCCGCCCGTGACTCGATGAAGTAGCCGTCGATGTTCTGGGGGATGAGGTACGACGGCATCGACGCGACCAAGCGGTCGAACATCCGCTGGTCGATCCCGAAGCCGATGTTCTCGCGGGTGCTGATGCGGAGGCTGTAGGTGTCGACCTGCTTGCCGGGGTTGTCGGGGTCGCCCTCGGCCCACTTGTCGGCGAACGCGACCAGACCCTCGGTCGTCGTCCCGATCAGGAACATCTGGCCGCCCGTCGACAGCCGCCGCATGTGGAGGACCTCGTCGATCACGAAGTCGAAGTTCGGTTCGAACGGGGCCTCGTCGAAGGACTCGCCGTCCATGTCCTTGCCGAGTGAGCCGATGGCCCGCTCGCCCGTCGTGCGGAAGTGGATCGTGCCGCTGCCCAGACTCGGGTGCATCACGATCATCGGGTACTCGCCCCGGTACTTCTTCGACCAGTCGGCGACCTCGGTCCCGAGGTAGGTCGTCAGCGGGCAGCCCGCCCGCTGGGCCTCGTGGGTGCCCTGCAGGAGGCGGATGATCTCGTGATAGACGAGTTCGGCGACCTCGGAGTGGACGCCGAAGTGATACCAGTCGTAGCCGAGGCGCATCCAGCGTTCGACGTCGCGGTCATCCAGCGGGTTGGGCGGCTTCTTGCCCATCTTGAACAGGACGCTGTGGAGGATCACGACGGCGAGGCCCAAGGTCTTCCCGGCCCGGTTCCCGGCCGCCGCGCAGATCGTGAGGTTGCGCGCCATCCAGCGCGTCTCGTCGCGCAGGATGTAGGCCCGGAAGAGCCTCCGTTGGCCCGGGTGGGGGATGAAGCCCAAGAGCGCCTCGCAGAAGTAGTCGACGTCCCAGCGCGCCCGGAGCAGCATCTGCGCCCACTGGGTCGTGGCGAACTGGCCGAACTGGCCGGGCCCGGCCTCGACCATCGAGCGGGCGATGGCCGTCCGCATCCGGCGCGACGCGGCCTGCCCGGGATGCTTGGCGTCCTCGGAACGCAGGCGATTGCGCTCGCGGGTGGCGGCAAGTGACGGCATCAGCGGTCGGAGACGACGTTCTCGGGGGCGAGCAGTGCGTCGGGCGTTACATCGAGGACCCGGCCCTCGATCACCTCACCGGGGGTGATGATGACCGCACCGGAGAGGAGTCTCGCCATGTTCAGCATGAGGTCCCTGTCCGCCTGCTTCTCGGCCCTGCGGTCCAAGAGGGCCTGAGCGGCGAGTCCGTGACTGGCGTTGACCTTGAGCGCCCCGGCGTTGAGAAGTTCGGTGGCCTTCTGCTGGACGGCGATGGCGAAGTCGGTCTGGCCGCCCTGCTGCAGCCGCTCGACCTGCTCGGACATCGACTTCGTGTCCAGATCGCCGAGGAGGTCCTTGCCCTTCATGCAGACTTGGAAGTGGGCGCTGATCGTCTCGCGCTTGATGGGCCGACCCAACTTCCGCGAGGTCGCCTCGATGTCGACGAAGTGGGCCCCTGACGCGCGCATGGCGTGGTAGGCAGCCCGGTTCTCGGAGAGACACACCGGACAGCGCGGACGGGACGCGCAGAAGGCATCGGCAGCGCGGGGCACGGCGGCACTATACTCGCCGCCGCGTGCGATCCGCCCGGGTCGAGTATGGGCTCATCCTCCCCGGGCGCAGGGGTCGCGCTCGGCTGTCGAACAGGCCCGTCGTCCATGGGGGACCGACGGGCCTTTCGACGTCCCGGGCGACGGTGCTACCGCCCTGCCGCCGCGAGGGCATGGCGTTGAACGCCGTCAGGGCTCCGTCGCCCGGATACTCAGTATGGGTATCGGCTGACATGCGCATTCCCTGCGCGTACTTCTCCCGTACTTGCCGCAGACACGCGCAGTACTTCCGGGGGAGGTAGACAGAGGACCGTCGGGGGGTGTACTATCACCGTCAGATCGGCCGATGTGAGCCGATCAACCCACCCCCATCGCAGCACGAACGAAGGAGTTCACTGTGCCGCTCATCACCGTCTCCGAGGGAACGCCGCTTCTTCCCCCGGACTCCTACCCGGCAACGCTCGTCGGGATCGCCCCGAAGCGCCTCGTCACCCAGTACTCCAAGAACGGCGAGGAGCAGGACTTCCTTGAGTGGACGTGGCTGGTCGAGGGTCCCGAGAAGGACGTCGAGATCACCTCGCTGACCACCCTCGCCACGGGTCCCAAGTCGAAGATCATGGGCTACCTCGTCGCCCTCGTCGGGGCCGAGAAGGCGCAGGTCGGGGCTGGCTTCGACGAGAACGACCTCGTCGGCAAGAAGGTCACCGTCCAGACCATCGTGGACGACAAGGGCTTCAGCAAGATCGACAACGTCGTCGGCGCGCCGAAGCAGCGGGCTCGTCCCGCCCAGACGACGCCGTCCGGCAACGGCGCGGCTCCCGAGGCCCCGGTCGCGGAGGCCCCGGCTGCGGAGGCCCCGCAGGTCGAGGCCGTGCCCGAGGACGACCTGCCCTTCTGACCCCACACTCGTGCCCGGGCGCGCAGTCTCCCCCCACTGCGCAGCCCGGGCTTCATCACGTCAGGAGCGCACGGTGATCCCCGACAGCAAGAAGGTCTACTTCAACGTCACCGAGGCGGCGAAGCGCGTAGGCGTGTCCCGCGACACCCTCCACCGCCACATCCGCGAGGGCAAGGTCCGGGTCTACCGGGGCAAGGTCGGGAAGCGCCCGGTGACCTACATCTTCGCCGACGATCTGGCCGATTACGCCCTCCAGCACCAGCGTGGAGCGGGTATCCCGGGCGCGTAGACTTGCCCCCCTACGCGCCCCGTCACTGATCGCTGGACGTACCAGAAATGGAAAGAGCCGGTCCTCGTGGGACCGGCTCCGACCGAACGTTCAGCACGAACGTGGAGACATCATGCCCGACGGATCAGCACGACGCAATACCACTTCCGTGCAATCACGCATCGAGAAGATCGAACGCTTCCTCGCCGACCCGGGCCTCTCCGCAGGCGAGCGGACGGCGGCTGTCCGGGCCCTCGCGCGCCTGCGGGCGCACCTCCCGTCACGGCAAGAGCGACACCCGTACGCCGCCCAGAACGTCCCGCACCGGTTCTACTACGACGCGCTCGTTCGCCGTGGGCTGACCAAGGACGCCGAACGAGCAATGCGCGAGGCGAAGACCGATCAGGAACTGTACGACCTCTTCTACGCCCGGATCGACCAATGGAACAAGGACCGGCGGGCCGCATCGTGACCGCGACGCGTCACGAGAAGATGATCGAGGCGGCTGTCTGGCTGTCGCGGGCCGGTGCGTTCATCGGCTGGGGTGACCTGAAGGACGGCAAGGCCGTCAACCGCCCATGGAAGTCCGACATGGCCCGCGACGAGGCCACGATCCGGGCGATGCTGGCGCGTCGCGACCGGAACTCGGTCGTCGTGCCCTCGGGACGGCTCGTAAACGTCGATATCGACCGGTTCGGGTGGGCCGAGAAGTGCGAAGCGGCCGGGATGCCGCCCGCGACGGCCACGTTCACGGTCGAAACCCCGACCAAGCGCCGCCAATCGGACTCCAAGCCCCTCAACGGCGACGATCCCGACGCCACACCGTGGTTCCACGGCCGTCAGGTCTACGGATTGGCCCCCGAGGGCTACGACGTGACCGCGATCCCGGGCGCGTGGGCCGGTGGCGAGACGCGCCGCTCGGAAAACGGTGAGCAGAACATGGTCCTCGGACCGTGGAGCCTCCGCAAGGACGGTGTCTACACGCCGATGGAGGGGACGGCTCGCTCTCTGGCGGTCTTCCCGGTCGAGTTCCTCGACTGGCTGCTGATCGAGGCCCGCGACGACGAGGGCGGTGGGGTCAGAAAGCCGCCGAAGGACGATGACTGGACGTGGGACGACGCGATGGGCTCACGTCACGACCACATCAAGGGCCGGATGCGCTTCTGGGCCGGAATGGGAGTTCATGGCGAGGCTCTGATCTCGACCGCCAAGGCGTACATCGCCCGCCACGTGATCCCCGACACGCCCCGGGCGGGCGATCCCGACCCGGCTCTCGGCGACGAGGAGATCACCCGCCTCGCGGCGTGGGCCGACAAGACCATCGCTGACGACCGCCCGAACCCGACGATCACCCTCAGCGGACCTGATGGCGTCACCATCGACCCCCTCGACGTCGGCACGCGGACGATGGCCCCGGTCACGCCCCTCGCGGTCAACGACCTCTGGCTACCGTCCGGGCTGGTCGGCCTGATGGCCCATCTGGAACGCCTCGGCGACGCACCCCTGTCGTCGCTGCTGCTGGCTTCGATGACCACGATGTCGGCCCTCGCCGGGCCGACCCCGTCACTCAACTGGCGGGGTCGCAACCGGGCCTCGATCTTCGGCGTGCTGGTCGGCGACGCGAACTACGGGCGCAAGGGTCAGGCGATGCGCCTCGTCGAGACGGCCTTCTCGCAGGTCGACCCGGTCCTCCGTGAGATCACCCGCTCGGGCATCGCCTCACCGGAGAAGTTGATCGACCTGCTGGTCGAGTCCAAGACCACGACCATCGGCTCGATGCTCATCCGCCAGATGGAGTTGAGCACCGTCCTGACCATCGCCCAACGCGAGGGCAACAACATGTCCTCGATCCTGCGCGAGGTCTGGGACGGCGACGACGTCCAGACGCACTCGCGGATGAAGGGCTCGACCATCGCCCGCGACTACCACGTCGCGCTGCTGGCCGGGACGAACCCGAAGGACCTCGCCGCGAAGTTGTCGGGCGACGACCTCGTCAACGGCTGGGCCAACCGCTTCCTGTGGTTCTGGGCCGAGAAAGACGCGCGGACCTTCGCCGACACGGCCGACGACACACTGGAGCCATCGCTGGCGAAGTGGCTGATGGGCTGCATCGACCTCGCCCGGACGCTCGGCGGGTCGGCCCTGATCGCGCCGCGCTACACGATGGAACTCAGCCCCGACGCGGCCGATCACCTGCGGTCGGTCGTGGCCGCCCTCGATGTCCGCCCGCGCGGCTGGATCGACGGCCTGCGCCAGCGCATGCCCGCCCACGTCGTCAGGCTGGCGATGGTGTCGGCGCTGTTCGACAAGCGCCGCATCGTGACCATCGACGACGTCGGCCTCGGCGAGGCGATCACGGCCTACGCCGTCGACTCGACCCGGGCCGTCTTCGGGACCCGTGTCGACGACCCGGTGGCCGGGCTCGTCCTGTCGGTGCTGGCGCAAGCGCCTGACGGCTGGCTCAACACCTCGACGCTGGCCCGGGCCTGCCGGGTGTCGGGGGACCGCGTCAACCGGGCTCTCGGGATGCTGGTCGATGGCCTGCTCATCGCCCGCGAGGTCCGCCCAACGGCCGGTCGGCCTGCCGTTGGCTACCGTCTCCTGTGAAAGATGCACACCCTTTATGACCTTCTCCGAGGGCGCGCGCGCGAGGGTGTCTATAACACACGAACATTGAGGGGGTAGAGGTACCCATAGCAAGCGTCATAAAGGGTCAGAAAGCCATCATATACACGTCAAGAAAGAGAGAAGAATGTCAGATAGGACGTTCCCTCCCGCCCATGGTCGTCTGGAGACGCTGGAGGGCGGATTGGTCAAGGTCTTCGTCGCCTGCCCGTTCTGCCAGCACGTCCATGCCCATGGCGGTTGGACGGGCGAGGACGCCGGTCCCTTGCCGGATGACGACCTCGTCCGCGTCGCCCACTGCGCTGGCCCGAACTCCGGGTCCTACCAGATCGTCCTCGATGACTGACCCTCGGGAAGCGTCGTGGCGAGCGGACGCAGCCCTCGTCTACCGCTCGATCCGCGACGATGGGCCCCGGGATGTCGTGGGGCTCGCGATGCGGCTCTTCCCGTGGGAGACAGAGGGCCCGGAGTCGTCCTTGATGGCGATCCACAGGGCCAGCATTCGCCGTGTCTACGACTCGGTCGTGTGGATGCGGCATCACGGTGTGAGCATCGTGGTGTCGCCGCATCCTGACGGTGGGTCGACTGTTGTGCTTGCGGCTGCTGCGCAGGGCGCGGACTCTTCGTCGCGCCCTGCGCAGCCGCCCAGCCCTTCCGAGGTCGGTGAGCGTCCTGTGACAGCGAAGGTGTCACAGGACGTCCTGACACAGGTCGACGCTCCTGATGGTGGTGGCGTCATGGGGGTCTGGCACCAGTCCCAGCGTTGACTGATCGCACCACCTGATCACCTCACCCGCACGGATTTCATCGCATCACGTCACCAAGGTGTGCAACCTTGGGCATCAAGAGCGTCGTCGTGAAGAGCATCGTCGAGAGGGGCTCCTTTCCCCGCGCGCGGGAGGTTCCGCAGAAAGACCGGGGCGGGACGGGGTGAGGTCGCGAGGGTTTCGTGTCAGCCGCGCCGATGTGCAGGACAGGCTGCGGGTGGTCTTGAGTCAGCGGCTCTGGGGTGGGGATCGAGGCTGGCGGGCAGACCGTGAGCCGCCGGACCCGCACTCGGCTCTAGCGCCAATCATCCCTAGCGTTAGAGCCCGCGCACGGGGATCACCCCGATCAGCCCACGCTCACCCCGCAAAGATCATGCAAACTACGTACCCCATCACATCCCATCACACACGATCACGGCTTGACAGCACCATCGCCCCACCTGTACCTTGACACCACAACAGCGCCACCCCCTGCCGACGGTTCATCCGGGCAGACGTCGGGAGCGCAGAAGACGCCACGAAGCACTCACGGCCTGCGGGCAGGGAGAGCGTCGAGGGCCTCAGGTAGCCGCCACGAGCGAGCCGCCCGCCGAGAACGGCGCGAACGACCGAGACGAGAGTCAGGGGGTCGGACGCGGATCGGACGGGACTCGCGAGGAGCGGGGAAGTAGGGGCCAGAACGCCACTCCACGCAGGTTGGACAACGGGCCGGGTCCCCCCGGCGCGGCTCCTGAAACGGAGCCCCGAGAGTACGGTGCGAGAAGTGACCAGCACGAAGATCGAACCGGGCCACGACCGACGACGGTCGGCCCGTGCCGCAGAGAGAGCGGATCAATCCGGGTGGAGACACCCTGCAGAACAACCGAAGAGCCCTGATCGGCGGGCCGTGACCGATCACCTCGTCCCGGGGATGCGGGACCAGCAGCACGAACGAACGCTCCCCCTCGCCCCGACCAGAGAGTGTCAGGGCAGGCTGGGGGCGTTCACGTCCTGCGGCGTGGCCTGATCGAAGTGCGATCAGGTCACACAGCAGCACGAACGGAGAGAACCATGGCCCTTGAGTGGACCACGACCCGGGAGCCGCGTCCGATGAGGACGCTCGCCCTGATCCTGATCACGCTCGCCTTCGGTGGCATCATCGGTGGCGGGATCGTGACGTCGACCTCGCACCTCGCCCCGAAGTGCCCCGAGGACGCCGTCCTTGTCGGGACGGGTGACTTCAGTGGCGGCTACTGGACGTCGTACGTCTGCGAGAACCTCGACTGATCCCATCGGTGCGAGTCCCTGAGCATCAGGGCCTCGCAGGATGCGATCACATCACATCCCTCTAGGTGGTAGCATGACCACACTCAGCACGAACGGAGAACCCATGCCGAACATCAAGGGGCTGCGCACCGCAGCCGAGGTCTTCAACGACCTCGCCGACGGGGCGTCGGACTCGTACGGATCACGCTGTGTCGTGACCCGGACGGGGTCCGCCGTCACCATCGGCAACGGTGAGGGCGGGAGCGTCCTCGCCACCGTCGACTTCACGAACACGGTCAAGCCGAGCGTCAAGGCTCGCTTGGCCCTGATCGATGAGACGACGGCCACGCCGGTCAACGCGTTCCTGCGTGACTACGGCACGACCAAGATCAACTGGCGGACCAACGTCCGCGAGTGGAAGCCCCGCTCGCAGGGGCATCTTGCCCCGGCTGCGGTGGTCGAGGCCCGGCCGAAGACCGTCGCAGCGACGGCGACGGCGATCACGGCCCCCGAGGTCGTCGCGACGACCGTCGAGGAGCGCCAGCCGATCAAGATCGTGCTGGGGTCGGGATTCAGCGGGCAGCCCGGTGGGGTCACCATCCCGACCGAGCGTGTCTGGAGCGGCAAGGGCAAGACGCCGAGCGTCAAGCGCCTGACCAAGACGTGGTCGCGGATCGGCTCCGTCGAGGACGGCGTGCTGCTCCCGACCCGTGACGTCACGACGCTGGAGATCGCCCTCAAACTCCGTCAGGCCGGTCGGCCTGCGGCGGTCCTGATCACCGGGCCTGCCGGGACGGCCAAGACCAAACTGGCCGAGCAGTTCGCGTTCAGCAAGGGACTCCCGTTCCTGCTGGTCGAGGGTGCCTCGATCCAGACGGCCGCCGACTGGTTCGGTGGCTTCATTCAGAACGCCAACGGCACGTGGGAGTGGCGCTGGACCGACTTCGGTCTGGCCCTGCTCCGTGGTGAGCCGATGGTGATCTTGGTCGACGAGATCAACCGGCCCGAGAACGAGCGTGCGCTGAACGGCCTGATGGGGCTGCTGGCGTGGACGGCCACGACGCAGCCTCTGGGTGCGCCGCAGCCCCTGCACCTCGCTCCCGGCATCCTGATCATGGCGACGCTCAACGAGGGCGTCGAGTACGTCGGGACCGTCGAGGTCGACGCAGCCGTCCGTGACCGCTTCCCGTGGGGCGTTCGCATGGACTACAGCGTCGAGAACATCGAGGCGAAGGTCCTGACGCAGCACGTCCCGGGGCTGGACGACGAGGTCGCCAAGCGCCTCGTTCGGATCGCCGCCGGGCAGCGGGCCAAGCGCGACGACGACATGGCCTACCCGTCGCACAACGTGATCAGCACACGGACGCTGATCGAGATCGGTGCTGCCATCGTGGAGTGCGGCGTGGAGCCGGTCGAGGCCATCTGGGCCTCGCTCCGCTCCAAGTTCATCCGCGAGGACGAGCCCGCCCTCACGGTCCTGATCGAGGCCCAGTTCGGGGCGACCCCCGAGGCCCTCGATGAGAGCATCCCCGACGACGAGAACCTCGAAAGCATGATGACCGCTCAGGACGACTGAGCGGTCATCACTCAGCACGAACGGAGTCACCCATGCTGACGACATTCAGCGTCGTCCAGAAGGCGCTCGACGCCACGCTGGACGACCCGGACCGCGAGGGTCTGAACACCCAGCAGGTCGAGTACGGCCGCGTGATGAGCGCGGTGCAGGTCGTGGTCGACGCCCTGACGCCCCCGGACGGCGGGCGCTACATCGTCGGCTTCGCCGATATCCAGACGGCCCAGACGGGCATGAACGCACGGCGGATCGTGGTGTCATCACGGCCGCTCCGCGACCAGAGCCTGTCGATGGTCGAGAAGGCGGTCGTCATCGCGACGTTCGCCGCCCACGAGATCGGCCACACGCTGGTCACGCGGCCCCGGGGGACGCTGGTTTCGGACCACAACCCGCACTCAGGGTTCCACGCCGTCGCGAACCTCGCCGACGACGTGATCCTTGAAGCCTTCATGGCCGACCGCTACCCGATCCTGCGGGACGCGTTCGCGTTCACCGGACTGTGGGTCCTGCGCTCGACGGCGAAGGAACTGCCGAAGCGGGAGCACGCGAACTGGGACGGCACCGCCGCCCGGTTCAACACGCTGCTCAGCGCGACCCGGTAC